TAATTCATTACGAAAGGAAGCTCAAAGACCTTGTGTCTATTGATAAATCCTTGCTTAAGAAATATTTAAAGTGCAGAGAACTACTGACTTTAAAGGAACAACCCGTAAATTTATTAAGCGAAAGTGATTTGATTAGCGAAGTAAATAGATTGACCAATCTTATAGAAGTACTTGAGGCAGAGAAGAAGCTACTCATTGATGAGAATCAGGAGTTGCTCGAGCAGATGAATGTGGATGAGGACAAAAGACTTTTAAAAATATTTAAGCTAATCGAAGTCAATACCCACAAGGGGCATGAGCTTATTGTAGAACGCAAAATAAGAAAGATGTTCGATGACTGAGCAGGAGAAAGATAGGGGCCACCGCATATCATTTATGACGGAGGGCTTTCACGAAGACGTGACTTCCATCTATGAAAACTTGGTGGACAGGAGATACGACTCCGCTTTAGAAAAAATTAAATCGCTTATGCGAGACCTTCGAGCAACTATAAAACTTATTGAAGATGACGACTTTTGAAACCGAACAAGACCTAATCAGAGAGAAGAAAGCTATTGAAACATTCGTAAAAGTATTTAGTGGGGCATTTAAAAAACTTGGACCACACGATATTGACTACAAGGTATTCGACAAAGATGGTAAACTAATTGCGTATGCTGAGGTAAAGGGTAGGCTCAAGTCTATGAAGACTGCCTACCCCCTACCTGTTTCTTTGAGCAAGCTGAGTAAACTTATTGACAAGAGGCTGAACCCCGTATTGATATGGGCTTGCGATGATGGTATCATCTATGGCAAGGTGTTCAGTCTTGTCGGTGAAGTCAGATTCAGTGGCCGACCACCAAGAGAGGGAGCGGTTAATGATGCCGAAATGATGGTATACTTTGATAAGCAGAAGGAGTTTAAGTATGTTAGGTTTACTTAGAACCAAATCCTGATTTACCAAATGTTGAAGACCCAAAGCCACCTTTCTTTTTACTTTCTCCAAACTTTCCTCCACCAAATTTACCTTTGCCAAATTCACTTTTCTTTTCTTTTTTCTTTGGCTTGTAGTCGTACATCTCATCCTTTAGCTGTCTATTCATTTCAGCTTTATCCTTCTGCATTTCTTTTTTCAATTGACGCTCATCATATCCTGCAGAGCCGGGTCCATACATCTCCTTCCAAAGTTCAGGATAATACTTCTTCATGTCAGATTCTTTCATCATTGGCTCATCTGATTTCCTCTCTGCTCTTTCAATGTCTTTGTACAATTGCTTGTTGACAATCTTGCGAACATCTTTATAGAGAGGAATCATGCCAAGGTTACCAAGAATCTCAAGAGGAAGTCTCACCTCGTTTTCCCTTCTCGCTCTATCCATTGCTTCCTGTTGCTTCTTAGGTGGTTCAGTTGCTTTCCTAAATGCAAACTCGGCAGTCTTTATAGACGGGCCGAATGGTCCCATCATATTCATAATCATATCAGAGAATGCAGCTTGCTTACCTTTCCTTTCAGGAGGCATAACAGTATACTGAATAGCATCTTTGTATGGGTCATACTCGCCTTCCCTTAAAAAGTCGAGATACTTTTCATTTGCGTATTCTATTCCTTGGTTAACTAAAGCTTTAGTTGCGTTACCAAAATCACGACCAAGAGCCATAGATGTAAATGCAGAAGCCATTGCTTGCCCTGCCTTTTGCAATATAGACTTTTCATCATCCTCGTCCTCGTCATCTACAAACAAACTAACCAATCCGTTTGACAAGATAGAACTAAGGAAAGTATACAAAGTCATTCTCGTAGCAACAGCAGCCATCAATGCGTACCCCTGCTTCTTTGAAATGGAACCATTACCCATGGCAGCCATGATACCTGTACGAGCGGTCATGTATTCATAAATCAAGAAGTTGGTCATAAAGTTGTTGAACATATTAAATCCTTTCAACAATGCAGTTTGATTTTCTTTTGACTTTCCTTTTAATACACCCATGAAGGCGTTGTCAGATGCGCCGGTAAGCACACTCTTTTGGTCTGCAACATCACGAGCTTTGTCAAGTGCTTCCTTGTTAGCAGCCATGTACTTTTCATCATTAGCAGCCACCTTGTCAAAGTCAACATCTTTGCCTGTAAGTTTTTTAAACTCATTAGCAAATGCGCCAAACCACATTGGCCTCATTACCATTTTATCCGGAGTGGCAATCAAAGCATCGGCCATTAGTTCTATTGAGTTCTGATACTTCTTAAGTGACAGGTTATAAATCTGCTGTATCTTATTAGCTACATCGCCCTTAGACTTACTTCCCTTTACACCACTTGCCTGAGAAAGAATAGATGTATCTACAAGACGACCACTAAGTGTGTCATGTGGGAACAACCTATTTGTTTGTTTGCTCGCCAAGTTATTCATAATAGCTGCAGCACTTGGAGACATTACTACACCACGATACTTAACACCTGCCTTAAAATCTTGAGGAGCAGCAATCATTGCAAATGCAGCATTTGATGAAAGCTCGGCAGCAAACCTTGGAAGACTTGCAAGTACAGCACGGTAACCCTGCTTAGACATGAACTCAACAACCTTATCACCGAATGAAGATGAAGTAAAGTTCTCGGTAAGCAAATTATCTACAGCCTCTTCAAATGCTCTATCAATAGCATTGAGAACATCAAAAGCTTTTCTATCAGCCTTCTCTTCTTTCAACAATGCAGAAGCTTCATTAATTGTTTTGCGTGCTGTCCTGATTGGTTCAGTCAGATAGTAATCCATTAGCACAAACTTAGCACCACGACTCGCTGATGCGAATACGTCAAAATTCAAAGGAGATACTTTTCCTGTACGAGCGATGAGCGACTTCGCCTTTGTAGATGGTCTTAGAGAATTATTGTAAGAGTCTACAAACGATGGGCCTGACAAAGCTTCGTCAGCCTTATACTCATGGAGTACATTGAGGTGAACGTAGTTGTTCAGTGGATGAATCTTGTCACCACGAATTACAGCAGCAGTAAATATAGCCTTGTCTCTCAAACCACTATTAATTTCCTGAATGGTCTTGATAGCCTTCTTCTCTGCTTCATTAAATGATTTATAAAGACTCTCATTATCTATTTCAATAATGTCTTTGCCTTTCTCATCCTTGCCAACAACTTTACCATAATCATTAAGTATCTTCTGAAGCATATCCGCATCTCGCTCGCCAAATCTTGACTTACCGTTTCTGATATGTTCAATTGTTTTTTGAAGATACTTGGCTGCAGAGTTTACCTTATTGTTGTCAGGGTTGGATTCATACTCAAGCTGAACCATGAACGTCATCATCTTGAACTTGGCCATGGTTATTGCATTGCCATTCATGTTATGTGATTTGGCCACTGCATCTTCTGCAGCATCCAACTTGTTGTTCAGTTCTGTTACAGAACGCTTAAACATTGACTGACCTTCTGCTGACTTTTCAAATACAGAGTTATATATATCCTTTGTTTTGTAATCGCCAAACACTTGGTCAATGTAATACAACGGGTTTCTTCTGATGAGTTCAGATAGTTTATCCTTACCCGTAAGCAATGACTTAAGCTTTGAATATAAGGCAGATATTGCTATTGGCTTTGCCTGCTTTGATGATTTTGCAAGAGGCTCTCTTTCTATCTTAGAATTAAGTCTTTCCACCATTAGCTGAGCAAAGTGAGGGAAAAAACCATTGTTGATGTTATCTATAACACGAAGTAGATTTTTCAATTGAGTGTTATCGAGACCCTTAACAGCATCTGTCTTAATCAGTTTTTGTAGCTCACGAGCCTTCTTTCTTTCATCTTCCATAGGAAGACCATCGCTATCAATCTCTGATTCTTTAACAGCTTGAACAAGTATTTCTTTTTCTGCTGCAAGTTCTTCCTCGCTTTTCTTTTCACGAGATGGCGCACCCATAATATTCTTCTTATACTTGCGCATAATCTCAGCTTCCTTCTCAGTGATAACTTCTTCCTCAAGCATCTGCTTGATTGTACCTGCAAAGTCTACCTTGCCATCCTCATCAACAAGTTTATTTTGATAGGCATCAAACCTCTCTGTAAGTTCTTCGCTGAGTGCTACCTCTTCCTCAACTGCATCCAATATTTTCTCTACCTTGTCTGTCAGTTTTCCTGACTCCTCAAGTTCAAGAACAGTTTTCCTATCTCCAATCATATTCACTACCTCTACGTAACTATCGAACACGGAGTCGGGAATAAGCGTTGGGTTAATAGCAAACAACATCTTAAGCAAAGGGCTTAATGTTTGAGCAACACCAACTTTTGTTTGTGCATTCTTCTTAGCGTTTGGAAGTTTTGAGTTTACCTGTTCAATTTGCTCTGCATAGTTTGCGTTCTTGAACACCTTAGCCATGTAATCAACAAACCTATTTACAGAGCCCTCGTCAAACATGTTAACCTTTCCAAACCTACGTAAGATAGCAGCTACTTGTTTTGTGCTGACATATCCTCCGTCAACCATTTGCTTTAGATACTTGGTAAGAGCAGCGCTTGTGCGAAGCCATAAAGCTTTAGCACTTTTGGTAGCTCTTGCCGCATCCGCAAGCTGTTTCTTGAGCAGGTCATACTCTGACATGGTAATCATCTTCACGTCCTTCGCCTCACCAAACAACTTCTCAGGCTTTGGTGCAGCCTTCTCACGTTTACCAAACATCTTCCGCACATCACGAACCATTTGTTCACGCTGTGTATCTGATGCGTCTTCATATACTTTTGAACCTTGAAGATAGTTGATGGCATTCTGCATGGCCACCTCTTCAGTATTTCCACGCTCTATTGACTTTTCAATTACACCCTCAAGCTCACCAATCATCCTATTAAATCCGGGAAGCTCCATTTCTGAAACGCCTTGAGGCTTTCCTTCTCTATCACGGATTGCAGCGATGGCATTGATAGAGTCAACCACATCTTTCTCAGTTACGTTATTCTCTGCGGCAGCTCTTCGAATTGCTTCTTGCAAGGTAATACCTGTAGCAACGAGTGCTTTTACAGTTTTGATGATGGCTTTCATAACCGGTATAGCTATGTTGATACCGGCTGTCTCTTTACCAAATTTAGTAAGGTCATCATCAAGCTTGTCCAAGAAAGCCTTCACTCTTTCAAGAGTAGTAGCATCCTTAGTATCTGCTGTCATAAGTCCTTCTCCCTCAGGGAATGTATCTCCTACATTTTCTTCATCATACTGAGAGAACTCTTCAGGAAGCAATCCCATTTTTTGGTCAGCAAAGGAACCTTCTTCGTATATCTTTTTAGAGATAGCTTCTGCTTCCTCCAATTTACCTTCTTCCCTTAATCTTCTTGCCTCTTCTCTTAAGGCAGTTATCTTATCATTTACACCTGAAAAGTTTACATAAGAATTTTGACCACGTGTTTCAGTAGTCATTGCTCTTGCGGCAAGTGGGCTAAACATTCTAACGTGTACGTTCCATGCGTTCTCTTCACCTTTAGCACCAAAGGAATTACCAAGTTCAGCGTGCCCAAAGAAATCATGGATAGCACGGAACACATCATTGGCCAATAGAGGAACACCATTAATATCAACAAACTCTGTCCTGCCTAACAATGGATTTTCTGCCCTCTGTTGTTCAGTAATTGGGTTATCACCATATCCTGACTCAGTAGAAAATATTTTGATGCGCTTATTGTTACGCAAGTCATCAATCATTTCTTGAGAGTTTGCGTATGGCTCTTCGTTATTTATTTCTATCTGATAGCCTGCATCTATGAATGCCTTATACTGCTCGATAGTTTCTTTTACCAATGCGTCATAAGCTGCACGTACCTCAGGATTGTTGGGGTCATCCTTCATGGCAATGAAGGCATCGCTTATTCTTTTTCCTCTTGCTTCATCAAGCTTTCTTGTTCCGAAGAACCTTGGCCTTTTCCTGCCGAAAGCTCTTTGATAATACTCATCCGCAATCTTTGAAACTGCCGAGAGGGGCTTAGAGAAGAGTCTGTTTCCTGCGACAGGTCCAATAGGTTTTGTTGTTGGTTGCTCTGTTCCATATATTATTTTTTCTACTTGACTAACTAATTTAGGGTTTGTCCCTCTTGCCTTCGACTTGGTGTAAGCTTCGTATACCGCATCTTGTACTGACACCCCTTCCATTGTAGGCATTAGATTCAGTGGTATTTCATCATACGCAGGAGCTAATTGCTCATCTGTGAACACTCTAACAGATTCCCTTGTTATCTCAGGCTGTGTCTTCAAAGACACTTCAGGAACCTTTAATACTTGTTCTACTGCTTTAACCAATTCAGGATTGGTACCTTCTTGCTTAGACTTATGATATACTTCAGATATGATTTCATTAATTCCTTTCTCTCCTGTATTTAAAATATCAAATTCCTCTCTTGGAATTAATGTAGTAGGTATTGGAGACCCACCTTTATCTTCATATTCTCTTAAAGCTTTGGTCGTACTCTCTACATCTTTTAACGCTTCTTGCGTGACTTCAGGAGTGATGGTTTCTTGGATACCTTCTGCGGTAACGACTTCAGGTTTTGGTTGGGGTTTTCCTCCCTCCATTTCTTCGCTAATTCCGGATGTTGGCTGTAGAGGAACTTGACCTGCTGCTTGCTTTTGAATGGCATAATCTTTTATTTCTTTACCTGTTAATGTATATGTGTACCCGTCATTGACAACCGAAGTGGTTTTCTTACCAATGGGTAGTCCGAGTATTGTCTCTCTAACTTCTACTTGCATACCTTCTTTCTTCACTGCTCTATCCCTAAACTGCTCAGGTACTTCCTCTAAAGTCTTTACAGTAATGACAACATTCTCGTCATCCTTAAAGTCAGACATAATCTTAGTCAGTTCTTCAGGTCCTGCTGCTTTCTTTTCAATGGCCTCTTGAGAAATCTTAGTAAGTTCTTCGTTAATTGCCTTTACTCTTTCTCTTTGTGGCACAGTGAGTGCTTCGTCCTTCCCGTCTATCTGACGTTCAAGGTCACGCTTTTCCCTTAATAAGTTCATGGCTTTCTTCTTCCCTTCTATATCAAGATTGTCGGGAAGAGAATTGAATAAACCAACAGCGTTGCGATAGTCATTGAGCGTTTCTTTTGCTTGCTCAACAGTCATCTCTCCGGTATTGACGCTATTCTTTAGGCTTGCTACAAAAGCTTTTTCAATTCTTGTGTCATTGGCCGATGCTTCAAATAAGCTGAACTGCTCATCACTCATACCCAAGAATCCTTGCTTGCGATAAGCTGCTGCTGCTGCAGGTAGTGTACCAATGATGGCACCACCAACAGCTTCCTGTGCACCTGCAATGGCTACGTCTTTAACAAACTCGCTGAAGCTCTCAGGAGTATTGAACATCTCCTTATCCTTGGCCGCATTGTAAATCTCTTTGATACCAACCTCAGCAGCTTCTTGAGCTGCACCTGTTTCAGCTTCTGCAAGAGCGCCACCTACAATGGTTAATGCTCCACGTGCAACACCACTCTTTACTTCGTTCTTAACAAGCTCACCAAATGTTCTTGCTGTAGTTGTCTTTCCTGCTTTATTCAAAGCACTTACAACAAGTTTATTAAACACACCCTTGTTTGCAAGTACATTACGAAGACCATACGCTTCGAGAGCACCAACCGCAATTCCTATTGGGATAGTAACAGCTAACTTTTCTGATTCAGATACATTATCAAATGCAGGATTGTTACTCATTTCTTCGTTAACATTATCTGCAACCTGTGAATACATCGAAGCTGTACGCTGCGCCCATCCTACAGGGTTGTTACCTCCAACCATGGCAGGTAAAGATTCTGCAAGACCCAATACTGCGCCTCCCCAAAATCCTTCACTCTTTAACCTTTCCCATTCAGGAGTAGTGTTAACATCTCCTGCAACAGTACGATTGCCCATACGGATAGCCTCAAGCATGCCGTCTTTACGCTTACCTGTTAGCTCATCTTTCTTTCCGTACTTAACTTCCTTCTTTGCCTCATCTTCAATCTCGTTGTCGATGTCATCTTTTATCTTACTGTCTAATGAATTATACCAAGCATTATACTCCTCTTCGCTTTTAAGAGCGCCAAGAGATTGTGCCGGGGGTTTTACACCACGAGCAGCAGCCTTGTCAATTACAGCTTTTCTGTATTCATCCCTACCCATGAGCATCCCCTTTGGCATAACCTCAACCATGAGGTCTGTCATAAGATTTGCTGCTGTGGAAGAAATCCTTGATGCACCGGTTAGCGCCTTGTTCCACATACCACCAAGCCAAGTCCCTTGCTCGGCCTTCATGGTAGAGTACTTACCGACTGCTGCATTGAGCTGCTCTGCTCTTGTTTTAATTTCTTTTTCTGTAGTCGCCATTGTCTGCGCTTCATCTTGAAACTGCTGAGCATTGGCTAAGTATGTGTCTACTCTCTTTTTAAAATCAGGAGTAGCTCTAAGTGTTTGAGGCGTTCTTTCAATTTCTTTGCGCTCAGTCTCCAAGTCATTCATCTTCTTGAGTAACTGCTGAGACTTAACTCGGTATGCGTTCTCATCTTGATTGTACTTGGTGATTGAATCGTCAACTTCTTTTTGAGAGGTAAACTTTTTATTAGCTGCGGTATACTCTTTCTCAAGGTTTGCGAGATTTGGTATAGCTGCAGTGTTTTCTCTGATGAACTTTTGTAAAGACTGAGATTCTCTTGTCTCCTTAGATGAAGTAAATGGGTCTAATGAAACCTTTAGTGTCTTCCCATTAGGGGCGGTTACATTCATGGCATCTCCAATTCCGGTCTCTTCAAATTTGAAACCAAGATTGCCAAACTGATAATTCATTTGTGGAACGACAGATTCTTCCTCTTTTCCAATAAGCTGTGGAGTTATGGCAGAAATTTGTTCCTCAACAAACTTAGGACCTTTCGTAACTGATGCCGATAAAGTAGGAGCCGATGCGGAAACCGTACCTCCTTTTTTTTTACCAACTAAAACAGAGAAATCATCAGGACTTTTTTGATACCCTTGAGCTTTTACATAGGAATACATATCGCTGAATACTTCATTGTCAGCGTGAAGTAATGCTATAAACTCTTGTTTGCTTTTCTTGTATCCCTGAGATACAGCTCTGTTATACAAATCGTCTATTACTTGTTCGTCCATCTCGGTTGTTATTTTTCCCCGTAATTAACAGTTGTTTGTGCTTGTGCCGGTTGTTGTGCAGGAGCAACGAGTACCCCTAATTTAATCAATTCTTTTGCTTTTTCCTCAGTGACTTTTCCTGATATAAAGTCTATCAATCCTGCTTTAGAGTCAGCCGCATTTCCTGCATCATTAGCATTGAATATAAATGTGGCTCCATCAGGGGAGGTCACTCTTACATCATTACCGAATGTACCACCAATATCTTCAACCTTAAACCCTGTAAAGTTTGATAGCAATCCCTGAAGTGTTCTTGCAGCTTTTACAGACTTCATAGTAAATAAGTCATCTTTAATTTTATTAGCAGCGTATTGTCTTACAACAGGTTTTGCAGGTTGTTCTACAGGTTGGCCTGCACGTCCACTGCTAACACCCTTCCAATTCACTCCTTGCGTAGCAAACTTCTCTCCCCTAAATCTTGAGAATTTATTTCTATCGGTAACACCATGAAGCTCAACGCCCGATGCTGCAAATTGGTCTCCTGATACCGGATTACCCAAGTCGTCAACCATTTTAATAGTTCTATTCTTAATAGGGTCTGCGTATATAAGCTTAATAGTTTTACCATCGCTAATATCAATATCAAGCAATCCTTGCTGTAAAGCTTGAGGCGTACCAAGAAGACCTTGCTTAGCAGTTTCTTTAGCACCTGTTGTAGAACCACTATATATTTGCTGCCAAAGAGAAAGTGCATCTGCTTGTTGCTTTTGCTCTTGTCCTGCACGCCATTGCCATTCTTGAGCAGGTTCTTTACGAGGTTGTTGGAATGGAGTAATCTCAGTCTTTTGCTCAAGCATACCACGAAGTTTCTTTTTGGTATACTCTTCAGCTTGCTTGTATTGCTCTTTACCGTTTGCTGTAGTTTCAAAGTCGGGTTGGAATATCCCATCTTTATACCCCCAAAGAATAAGGCTACTATCTTTTGCAGCCGCATCTTTATCAAGAGTTACCTGATATGGTTTATTTGTTTTGGGGTCAATACCTCCTGTCCAATCAAATAGAATAGAAGATGTGTGCCTTGGGTTTGATAGTTTAGATTGAACAATCTTATTCTCAAGATTCATGTAAGCGTCAACCGCTTGTTGACCTTCTTGAGACAGTCCCTTGCGCATAGTAGGGTCTGTAATTTTAGTCATAAACCCTGTTTGAGTAGCGCTTCCTGTTTTAGTAACAGCTTCGTTAACTACTTCTCCCATTAGCTTAACCTCTCCTGCAAGCGCATCATTAAGTTGATACTTGTCAATCTTCTCTTTAATTCTATTACGGAGCTGATTAACGGTCATATAATTGTCGGCACCCTGCTTTAATCTAAGAACACCATCAGCCCCCTTCTCCATCTTTCCAACACTAATCGCACCTGTAGTAGGATTAATTAACGCTTTAGTCTGATTAAGATTTGCAAATCCCTCAACCATTGCTAAGAACTGACCTTCGGATGCAGATGACTTATCCTCATCTCTTCTTCTTGTTTTTTCATCAAACTCCGCTTGGTATTCTTTAGCAAGGTTAAATAAGTTTTTTGTTCCGTCCATTGTATTCTGACGGATAAGAGTATAGTCTTTAACTTTTAGTTGACCCGACTTCAATAACTTGTCTGTCATAAGCCTATACTGCTGCATATCTGAAGCATAATTGGTAGTCCATTGGTTAACATCATCAGAGTTCCCTTGAGGGGCATTCTCTAACTCCTGACCAAACTGACGGGAAGCTTCATCAATAGCAGCTTTCTTTTGTTCTCTTACCTCGGTTTCTTTCTTCAGCATATCGGTCAAGTCCTTACCGACCTGAAACCAATTTACCTGACTATCAGCCTGCTTCTCCGCATATTTATAATAAGTACGTGCCATTACCTAAAAGGATTAAATGGATTATATAACTGTGTATACTGCTTGTTCATAAACAGCATCTGTTGTTGTTGTGGTGTTAATGCTTTTAGGAACTGCCTATACTCAGGGTTGCTCATGGCTCCTATTTTTTGGAAATCCAAATTAGTAAACCCATCAGTTCCTGCAGGACCTAATCCTCCTTTCTCTGCAACATTCCCAAACTTCTGAAAGTCTTCAGTAGTAAAACTCATTTGTCCAATAGCCGCCTTTTGAGCTCCTAAGTTTTTATCAAACAATGGAGCTGCTTGATATATTTGCTGTGCTGCAGATTGAATACCTTGCACTCCTTGAGTGGTTGCTGCTGCACTCATTTTAGCCGCCTCTCTTGCTGCAAGAGAAGCACCTGCGGCTTCTTCCATATCAATACCAACTGCCATATCACGAAGCCGGCTTTCCTCTTGTGCCGCTAATTTCTCAAGACCCATCATTTCCTGTCCCATTGCTGCAGCAATTTGACGCTGACCTTGTTGCTGAGTCATTTGAATACGACCTGCAGTAGCTGCAGCACCACGCTCACTTTCAACTCCTGCTGCAACAGCTTGTGCGCCTGCTGAAACCAAAGCTTCACGCTCAAGTTCGTATGGTTCTTTTTGTATACCAAGTTGCTCGTAAAAATTTACATCAAGCTTCTTGCGAGCTTCAGCCATAGCTTTAGCCGCATCAGCCTCAGCTTCACGTTGTAACTTCTTTTGCTTTGATGCTTGAGTAAAAGACATAACGCTACCGCCTACTGCGGATGCGATACCTACTACTGCTGCTGTTGTTACTGCCATATTACAATGCTTTTATTAGTTCTCCTATGTACCCATCGCCTTTAATATACCCCAACTGTTCATAGGTTTCTATCAGACCCGGGTGTTTTATTAAAGCATAACTATACTTATGCCCTGTATTTCTACAAATATTAGTCAAAGTTTCGACCAACAACTTGATGGCCTCGCTTCTTTCAGGTTTCTTTCTGTATTCCTTGTTTGATATAATCCAATCAACCCAAGCTACCTTGGAGTTGGTGGTATAAATAAACCCTGCACAAACAGGAACATCTTCATCAACTACCATTATGCCACCTTTACCATCGTCAGGAAGGAAGTCCTTTTGAACAGCCTCCCATCCCCAATCTTTCCACCACCCCACTAATGTAGAGTCGTAATCATTTTCGTTCAATGGTCGTACAATTAATGACATCTTGTACAAATTTAAGGATAACTTTTCATTACTTCTGACTCTACAGCAAATAGCTCTACTTTATTGGTATTATCGTTCTCAAGAGTGAAAACACAGTAGTGTCCAAGCACCCCATGAGACTCCGCTACGGAGTTCTTTATGAACATAATATATGGGTTTTGTATGCCCGGAATGGTAGCTCCGGGGATAGTAGTATCTACCGTCAAACGGTTTAAGCCTGCCGGATAGTCAACCTGTATATTCGTAATCTTACCAAAAAGAATAGGAGCTCCAAAAGTAGGAGGCAAATTGTAGTAAAGTATATCTCCTATGCTTATGATGCTACCTATGCTTATAGGGTTTGTACCAATAGCAAAGTTTACCTGTACTGCAGCACCTGTACCTGTGATGGTTGTGCTGCGCCCAATACCATTTACCGACCTTAAAGCGTACTCTCCCGGCTGAGCAGGGGTAGTACCTTCATTTCTTACAAACGCATACCAAGATGCTTCCTTCTTTTCAAACCAACCTTCTTGTATAAATCCGGTATCTTGAATGTCTGTATCCATTATGGCGCTCCATGGGTCATCCCCTTCCAAGTTAAGTGTCTTGAATAATTTGTTTTCAAGAGGAGCTTCATTGAATACACTTTGAAGTAACGAGTTATACTGAACGCCATAAAAATTATTCCTTATGTCATTTACATTATGACGATAAAGGTTTCCTCCCTTAAACGTATAGAAATAGTTGTTCATTCCTATCATCCAATCGGGTAGATAGGAATAGAAGGATGGCCATCCTTCTACTCCCGGGCTATATGTCAGTGTATAGTTTGCCATTTATTAACATTGTACTAATGATGAACCTTGAATTAATCCACCTCCACTCATGTCCCAATTGGATTGAGCAAAGACATATAACTGAAGGACGGGTGACGTAAGTGCTGCATCCCAATATAAGTTACAACCAACTGCAAGTGTAGAACATTCAGAATACAAAGTTTTAGGATTTGTTCCTGCATCCGAACACGCTCCTGCTGCGCTTGAATCACTAACGCCACAACCTGTAAATGTAAATGATGGGGTGCATGGATTACAAGCGCCTGTAACAGTAGCTACTGTATTACCATTGGTAACACTAACTTGAACTGAGTAACCTCCGTTAGATACGTAGTATGTTCCGGTAGTTGCTGCAGAAAATATTGCTCCGTCAAACTGAGTGCAATTGCAGAAGATTGCTTCATCTCCCGTAACAACACCTGTTGCTGCAGGTAAACATGCGTCTTCTGTTGTAGCTCCAAATCCTACTGTATAAGTATAAGACCCGGTAGCGCAAGTGCCAAACGCAATGATAACACCATTTGCATCAACTTGAAACCAATCGTTAGCTCCTGCGTCAGCAGTTTTATAGTAACCTGCAGACAATTTAAACTCACCATTAGGGTCACTGAACACTAAGTCGTACAGGCCAAGCACCCCTGCTGCACCATTTACATGGGCTACATAGTATGATTGATTTATTGTTGCCGCACACGCAAGAGCGCTGCTTGCAAACATTGATGTAGACTGAAACTCAGTAAGAGCTGTCGGACAAGAAACACTTATAGCAAATGCTGTTCCTGAGCATGGGCCAATAAACTGTAAGTCAATAACTGATGGGCTTGCAGTAGTCTTTGGTACCACCATTACACAGTTTCCGGGACCGCCTACTGTTAGGTCCATTTGTCCTGCAAGAACAGATACTGAAGTTGTGGTTCCCAATGAAGCAAAGATTGTTCCGTTGTATTCAAATTCACTTAACGTATATGGAGAACCTGCTACTATACCACAATCATTAGACGTTGCACCAATGTATGTTGGTAAACCTGCACTGCCTTGAAGCCATCCATAAGAAGGAGAAGATAGACCATTGTAGCTAATGCTATTAAACGTAGCCAAAACACCATCAGGAACACCATAAGGGTCAAACGTTATGATTACTGCACCTGTGTCTGTTCCCAAGTCGGTACTCAAATAGTATATACCCTGACCGCCTGATGCACTAATAATTCCTCCACATGGAGTAGCACATGATGGGCATGAGTTCTGTGGAAGAAGTGCTCCTGATACTTGCTCACGAACAATTGTTCCGTCAGAATAAAATCCATCTGCCGCTACAGTTGTCAAGTTTACATCACTGTAAATAACCGTAGCTGAACTAAGCGATGGTGCGTCTAAATAATAAGTTCCTTGTGTTGCCATTTCATTTCTTTTTAATTATTACACCCACAGCAAGCATCTAAAATACTAACGTTTGAGTAGCAGAGACTGAATGTTGGTGGAGGCACATCGCACCCACAGCAAGCATTATTCTCATCAACATCAGAGTAGCATAGCTCAAGAGGTAAAGAGTTTCTATAATCCCATATCAAATATAAGTATTGTCCGGTGCTTGGTACAGTAAATGCTCCTGAGTAGTAGGTTCCTGAACCTGTAGGCGTAACAGTAGTAGATGCCGCAATCAAATTAGCAATGCCTTGTGCTGTGTTTGGATATAACACATTGCTTCTTAAGTATCTAAACTTATCGGTAGTAATATCAAAAACGAAGTCATCAAATCCAAACTTATTAGAAATCATCTCCATTGTGGCTCCTGCCGGAGGGAATCCTGCAGTACCTGCAGCGCCTGTAACTTGACTGTAAGATGATACCACAGGGCTTTGCGTAGAGCTTCCAAGTGTAACCAATGTAGACTGAAGCGGTGATACGTAATCTCCGTCTGTATACCTGTATTCATTATGAATGAACTTACCTGCATCAGGATTACTTGATAATGTAATACCTAAGATTGTAATCTCTTCAACTGATGCGCAACCTACATTTACAGTTATAACAACATTATTAATTGCTGTTATCACAATATCAACTTGGTTTTCTGAGTTAGAGTTTTTATCTACAGATAAAGTACCTGATTCACTAACGACACCTGAGCTTACAGGGACTCCATTATACGTTGCCTCTACCTCAAATTCAGCAGTAGAAGACGGGTCAACAGAATAAGATACAACACTCTCTCCAACCGCATTACCATAGTTTACGCAGTAGCTGATACTATCACCTGCTGCTATGGAGAATGTTTGACCAACACCACAAGCTAAGCAAGTCTGTGGCTTAGGCAATTCATCTGTATTAATAGATAAAACATACTCATTCATGTATGGGTCAAATCCTCCAATCTTTTGTGTCCCAAAACTTTGGATAAACTCATCTCTAAACCATGTCCTCATTCCTTGTTCAGATACCACTTTTAATTGGTCCGTACTATATGAGTTACCTATTAACTGAAGAACTGCTCCACGCTTTACATCAGTGAAGTATCTAAAGTATCCCCATTGCACATAGCTCTCAGGGTTAAAGCTGATACCATACTTCTCGACACGAGCAATCTGTGTGCCTAATACCTCAGGAACTGAAGTGATGGCTCCTCCGGCTGCTGCGTCTGAGAGTAAGTTCTTACCGGCTAATACATAGGAAATCTTATCTTCTTGTAACACAAGTACGTCAGTCTCACGGCCATCCATTTTGTAGATAGGACCAAATGAAACTTCTAAATACTTGTAGTTAAGCAATCCAAGATTAAATTCATTTAATTTATTTACGTTAGACTCAAAGTTGTATACACCACTATAAGTCATGTCTGCAAATCTATGTGCCCTTTTATAATCTTGAGCAGATACGGACGTTACCCTATTACCTAAATTAAATGTCTTGCCAACAATAGAGTCACGAATTTTATAGCTCTCTGCTCCGTTACCAAAACAGAAGCAGTTAAAGAACTCAGTATCTATAATTGCAGGTTGAGACGCTGTTTGATTCTGTATGTTCCCGGTATGAAATCCATTAACTATTGGAAGTGATAGATTGTTTTCAAAGAATACATCAGGCAAAGCGTCTTGTGGTTCTGTCTCAAATATCAATGTGGTCTCAGCTCTGAATACCTCAATATTTACGATAATAGTAGACCTACGTTTTTCTCTTGATGCAATACCCCCACAACGCAATGTTCCTGTTACAATCAAAATAAGCTTGTTGCTATTTTTATCTCCTGAAACAATTGGGTATCTGTAAAACCTATAGTAGTTTATACAAAGGTCAGTAGGTATATCGTTAGGGCTTGATGCTAAAGTGGCAATATATTCGTTTTCTACAGGGCATTGATTATCCCCAACATCTTGTATTCCATCATTAAGTATTTGCTCAACATTATCGCCATCCCACCACTCTTTCATATTGTCATAGTTAGCAGAAGACACAAGCGTTTTTTCTAAAGTATAAACTCTTCTTTCGCATGCACCACCACCACCACCGGGTCCAAGACGTTGAAACTTAAAGCTTAATTTAATACGGCTTCCTGCAGGTACAGAATAATCAACCCACTGTTGAGATACCGTATCAAACCTATTCATTTTATAATTAAGAATAGGGTACTCCCCTGCATCATCTTGGTCTACCTGTAAAGTTCCCGGAGCTACAATAGAAAGTTCATTCTGAACAACTGCAAAGCTGTTTGGATTAATCTTCATGTATACACCTGATGGTACAGGTATTTTTACATTAGGGTCAAGTTCACTTGGTATCTCAATAAATCCTGCTTGCTTTGATTCTTTCTCAAGCACTGTTGCATACACGCAACTATTAGTTGCACCACTTGTATCAGCTTTTACAATAAGCCTATCACCTTGTTCTACCTTTCGAGCATTCTCACCCTCAAGTAAGAAGTAAGCGTTATTGCTTAGTGGGTCATCAAAAAATATACTACTATAAATAGTTTCGTAATTCTCTTCATCAGGCTTGATAACAAACTTATATCGTGTTGCCCAAAATGGAACTTTCTGAGTTGTTGGTATGGTTACCTGAATACTATTTTTGGTATCAGAAGCTGAACACGGAACTTGCACTGTATTATTAGGGCTGACAAGAGCAGTCGTTGAACGGCCAAAGTCATCCATGTATACAATACCAATCTCGTAACCACGGTTACTATGCAAGCTACGTGGAGAATCAATCTTTTGATAGTTAGCCTCAGCAAATGTTATTTCGTAATACTCGTAAACATTAAATGTAGGAGTAGTCGTATTGTTTACATACCTCATAACAGGAAACTGAAAACCAATTGATTGGCTTGCAGGAGATGTTATGATACCAATAGGTTGGCCGGCTGCGCTAATACCACTTTGAAACTTTATAAGCGCATCCAAGTTATTAGGAAGTGCGCAGTTAAATTGGTCTGTAAATGTTGTACCGTTACAAGCATTTGAAACAGGTTGAATATTTGCTACCGTACCAACTATACTTTGAAACTCTACACTTGTTGCCATTTGATACACTGATGTATAGCTTGTTGGCAACACAAACGAAAACGTAAGGTTTATATTTTCAGAAAGCTCAGTAGGCGGTGGTGTATCTCCTCCAAATTGAGAATGATTAAGTCTTATCTCTGCTGTAATTGAAGCTCCTTCTACAAGGTCTATTCCGGTAAGGTCAATATTTAAAACAGAATCAGCTATTGTTTGAGCCCCACCAAAATTGTATGTTCCGGTAGAAGTACTATCAGGAACAGATGTAGAATCAACTAATTCTGAAACTAAGTTAGTTGTATATTCAAGCTTAATAGGATTACCATTTTCATCAAGCATGTTATATCCTTCTACATAATTGCCATACATAAGGCGATTCCCCATGATGGTTTGTGCTTGAGCCAATAATGGTACGTTGTCGTATAATCTTAATAGCTCAGACTCGGGAAGAACAGTAAATATTTTACTATTATTGAAAGTATAAGTATAGTCTGTATTATCAGCGAGACCAAGTTCGGCCTTACTTAGCTTTTCAATAACTTTAATTACATTGCTTTGAGCCTCCTTAAACAACAAATCAATACCAACTACAAGAGCACCACCTGTATTGTAAGTTACAATTGCAGTATTATTGATGTTAACCATTCCCTCATTAAGAAAGCTATTGATGCTAAACTCAAATGGGTTTGGTCTAAACGCAGGAGCACTCCATTGTGATGTTGCGCTATACTCTCCATCCTGATACCTATAACGATATGCAAAACATATAAAGCGAGTCTGCAAGAAATTTTCTTGTTGACCGGTAGTAATAGTCTGAACACCGGGAGCAGCTACAGGTGGTTTCTTTATAACAAGAATAGACTCAGCGCTGAATTGGTCTATATTACTAATTGGGTCAGGATAGTTTTTCTGTACGTTAAAAAACCTCGGGGGGTTGAGGTTGTCTGTAAAAAATATTAGGTTGTCAATAAGGTCAACACCTGTAATTAAATATTGGTCATTAAAGTTCAGTGTAGTATTTAGTCCACCACCGTCATCAATACTTACGATATGATAAGTCAATATGTTCGTGAATACATTAAAGGAAACAATCATGTCAAGCTTCCCTGTAGCTCCTACGGGAAAATTTGAATCGTGCACAAACCAATAAACGGTTTCGTTTGCGCTATCGTCAATCGCTCCAATACATTTTGCACTTGAACTAAGTGGAGTTCCATCAATATACTTAAGGGTAGTAAGCTGAATATTCCCTTTGGTATTCTCTACAGTACCAATCTCGGACTGCTCAGTGGAACCCATGCGGATATTAAGGGCATCAATGTACTCTCCATTAGGAATAAGTCGCTCGTCTACGACCTTATTCATTCTACCTGCTATGAAGTTCCTCGTGATGTTTGCCATATTATTTTAACCACTTGTCCATACCACGCAGATTCATAAGAAGTCTACCCGGATGAATGTTACTCATTCTAATTTTTGCGTTCCTAAGTAAAGCCGATTTTTCTTTACGAGCACGAGCTACAATATACTCTTGTACACCAAGCTTTGCATTCAATATCTCATACTGAATATATGCGTAAATGTATTTCTCGAATAGCTTATTAACACTGACCTTGCTGTCATCACCATTCTCCATACCATCAGATATGTATTCGAGAATAACAGATTGACCATACATATCAGAGTTAAAGTTTATCACTCCCATTCTTTGGTCAATAGCAAATGTTGGATTGAAGTTAGCAGTCTCTGTGTTTAAACCATATCTTTCACCAAGGCTATAGTCAAAATACCAAAGGCCATTCACACACCATCCTTCTTGTCCGTTGTATCTACTTTGTGGGTTGAGGTATATACTCTTCTTGGTGCCTTCCAAACGCTGTAAGTCGATTTCTGAAAACTCAGGTGAGAGGGCGTTACCGTCTTGGTCGAATAATATCTTTCCTGTTTGGTCTTGTAGGTACGCAAGCGAAGAAAGTATTTGAATATTTTCAGTAAGCGGTCTAAGATAGCCATCTTTATAAAGATTTACTCTTACCCAATTTACGTAATCAGAAGGAAGTATGTACCTGAGAGTATCATCAACTGTAAGTTCTAATACTTTTATGCTCTTAAAAGCATCATAATTCAATTCCTGAACAGCACGCTTTGCATGGAATAATATCTTAAATCTCTCTTCATTGTTTACAAGAGAATGATTGCCTGCATACATCAACAAAAAGTTGTTGACAATATCATACAAGCTAACGTATTGGTATGAACCCCAATTCTCGTCAATTGGCTGATTGCCGTTGTTTTCGTAATATTTGTATTGACTGATGTATGCCATGATTATACAGATTGTTTTTGTTCTTCAGCACCACCAAATTGAACAGCAGCTATTTCACGAATAGACATTCCTGCGTATTGAAGTATCTTGCTAACAATTTTATACTCATCTTCAAATGGAACTTCAAAGTCTTGGTAGTCAGCTTGAGATTGGTCAAACACGGGCTCACCATTTGTAAGCGTAATATACGTCCACTTGGGGTCTTTGGGGTATCTAAAATAATTTGAATCAACTTCGTTTGGAAGATTGATTGTTGATGGATATACTGTAAGTATACTGCCTTCCTGCGTGTATGCAGGATACTGTTCTGTCGGAGCAGTAAGATTAGACGTATTGAGCATCGTAATCTTTGTATGAGTAATCTTCTCTGCTTCTCCTTTAAATACTCTTGGGTTTACAGAAGCATCATAGCAGAGAATTTTATTTATCATAAAATAGTCTGAGCCTGTTGTCGTAAGAGATGGGAGATAAAATCTATTTGTTGCAGGTGCAACCTGAGTAAGCGTTGCTGTTGTTGCAAACAATTCCATAGCCTCTTCAATAGGCTTTCTTAAATCAGCATAAGAAGTACCCGACTGACGAGCATTCTCCATGTTTATCGTCTTGTTATACTCAGAAAAATACTCTTCAAAAACCTCAAGCTGAGCCTGCTTAGAATACAGGTTGAAGTCTGACGGAGATATATATCCGTAGTTATTTTTATTGAGTATAGACAACACCGTATTTCTGACGGAATTTATCATTATAGTCTTTTTACAAATATAAACAAAAAAAGAGGGTATAGAAATACCCTCTCTAACCTAAACACTATGAAAGTTGCTAATTATTACAAGTTACTCTCAAGCATCTTCAAAGCATCTATTCCCTCGTCTGACCTTAGGAACTCTGCTACGGTAAAATAAGGGTCTTGACCATAAGGAACTGTCACCATTTTCTTCTTATTTGAGCCGGTATTAAACCAAACTTCTTTCTGTCCGTTCCTAAAAGCCAACAATTTATTCTCAAAGAACACATGGACATTTGCCTGAAGCTTCAGCATTGGGTCCTCAAGTACATTAAGGAACCCTTTGGGGTCTTTCTTAGCAAATACCAATACGTCTCTTTTTAATTCTGCGGTTGTAAACCTACTTGGGTCTTTCCCAAACAACACCCTTGATACTGTCTCGAGCTGCTCTACTGTGAGCTGACGAGCCTGAATCAAGGCATCCACCTCGGCACTCAAATTCTCTACCTCTTTTGCAGCATCTTTCTCATTGTCTACCTCAACAAATGTCCTACCATTTAGAGGGTGGTAGTACAAGAACTCCTGTAGTACAGGATTGGTTTTAGGTACACTCAAGAATCCATTTTCAAAGATAACAGGCTCTACAATTGCATTGCCATCTTGCTCGTCCTCAAATGCAGTCTTTTGATTTATTGCATATCTGAGTGGTCTGTTCACATTGTTCTGCTCATCAAACCAAAGCAGTGGGTATCTTCTTGTGTTTCTTGAAGGTAAAGTGTAAGAGAGGGGGGCTACTTCCCCTTTAAGCTTATATATCCTGTCAGCAGGAGTAAGTTTCTGTTTCATTAGATTTTAATTTGATTAGATTTAAAAAGAAGGGGGAGTGTCTTTAAAGACACCCCACCCTTTATTGATTGCTTATGAACCGTAACGGAACAACACGAAGTTGTTAGCACCCAAAGTACAAACGCAACGCTCAGAGAGGAAGTTAACCTCCATTGCATCAAGGTCGCTTGTTTGAGCACCTCCGGCAGAACCGGTAATCCATGTTTTGTATCTGCGGTCTTCAGTCTCAGACGCTCTGTAACGAACGTGCAAGAATGGACGCTTAGCGTTCTTGCCAAGGATTTGGTCGTACACGGTAGTTGAACCGGCAGGAACCAAAAGACCTGTAACAGTACCTGCAGCTTGTGCACCTGTAGGCAATCCACCACGCATGGTTGGGTCGTTCAAGTATTTCCAATCAGACTTGTAGAAGTCATAACCTCTGCGGAAGCCTGTGAAACCAAGATTCAAAGCCATATCCTTATCGTTGTCGAAAAGACCATAAGAAGTACCGCCTGTACCATAGCTGTTCTGAGCAGCAAGCATATCGTCAATGTCAAAGCTGAAGGCACGGTTAACGAAGATTACGTTCTCTTCGATAGAACCTTGCTTGTCAAGACGAGAGATGATGCTGTCAAAATCAACAAGAGTAGTTGGGTTACCACCACCCCAAACGTTACCACGGCTGTTAACAACGTAGAAGATACCTTCAGAACCTTTGTTACCAACTTGTGTGTTTGCAGTTTGAGTAGCAACACCTGAACCGCTTTCAGCAGGAACAGCCTCAATCATTGCAGTCTCAAGGTAGTCCTCGAAACGAAGACGAGTCTCGTGCTCACTCTTCAAATACCAAAGGTATCCGGTAGCACCGTTCTCGGTAGTTACTTCAACCCATCCAATCTGAGCCATGTCAGACCCGCTTACAGCGTATTTGTCCTTGATGATGATTGGAGAGTTGTCAAAGATTTCGTCTTCTGCTTCCAAAGAACCAATCATTCCATTAGTTCCTTTCTTGAACTCAGAACCGTAAATCCATACAGAAAGAACAGCAGTTCCTGAGAAAGTCTGTCCACCTGCTTCGTAGTAAGCTACATCGAAAGTGCTGTTAGTTGTGTTTACAGCAGTAACGATACCTTTGTTAGAAAGACCTGTAGCATTGTCAGAGATGTAAACAGTCTGACCAACACGGATAGCGATACCACTTACGTTAGCATCACTTACAGTGATAGTAGCAGTATCTGCAGCAGCAGCAGCAGATGAGTCACAGTTTACATACTTAGTATGCAAACGACCTTGTTCAGCCCACTTAATCATGTCTGAGTTAGAAGGCATCTCAGCACCTACCATACGGAGGAAAGATGCTACAGTACGATTACCATAACGCTCAAATTCCTTCTCGTAAGTATCAGGAAGATACTGATTCAAGAAGTTGAAGTTGGTAATATAGTTAGTCGATAAAGGCACCTGCTCCGCACTTGGCTGAAGCTGATAGCCGGGATTGTTTAAAATTGCCATTTCGCTTTAATTTTTAATTTATTTTTTTAATGCTTCGGATTTTTAGACTCCTGCCGGAATCCGGTGTCACCGATTTCACCTGCATTCCTCCCTTGTTTGTTACCTCAGGTGTTTTGCGCTCAGACATGTTAATGTTTTTTGTCTTACGCATCACATCTTCTGTGGCATCAGATTGCCCTTGTTCATAAAAGAACTTGGCAAACTTGTCGGGATTCATTGCTATGGCCAATGCCCTGTGATAGCCTGCTGAGTCCTTAATCAACCCTTGTTCATCCAAGTACTTGCTGATGAAGTTCATTGGATTTGATTGAGCTTTCTTAAGTTCTGCGGCAGCGCCCGGAGAGAAAACAATCTTCTTTTCGTCAATGTCAAACTCAAACCCTTTGAACTCTTTACTAAAGAGCTCGTCAGTCTTTTGGTCGAACCATTTGCGCTTTCGGTCATTCTCCTCCTGCAAGGTCTTAGCCTGCTGTGTATACTGACGGTATGCCTCATACTCCTCATTTTCCTCAGGAGATAAGCCTTTTGCTCTTGACTCAAGAGGCAGCTTATACTTCTCCTTCTGTTCATTGAAGTAAGTCTTGGCTTCCGCAATAGCTTTTTTGCGTGCTATCTTAATCTTCTTTATTTTGGATTCCTCATCAATGTCTTCATCGTATGAGTACTCCTCCATTAACACATCAATGTCATCATTATCAAGACCCTTCTGTGTAGAAGCAAGATATTCTCGAAGCAGTTGGTCTTGGTCCATGGCATCATAATCCTTATTCAGTTTTATGAAATCCTCGAAACCACGCCCTGTCTCCTTCTTGAAATTCAAAAAAGCAGCAACATCCTCGGGAAGTTGCTCAGTTTCTTTGCGCTCAGCAACCAATTCGTCAAAGGAATTGATTTGCTTATTATAGCGTTTTCCAATATATGAAAGAACTTTTTCTTCTGTTAACTCCTCTTCCTCCTGCTTCTGACCTTCTGCAGCTTTCTCAATAGCTGTAGTGTCAATTTTAATTTCCGGCTCTCCACCCTCACCATTCATCTCCTGTTCATGCTTTTTGAGAAGCTCTTCTTCTACTTGCTGAACACTCTTTTGTTCTATGCCATCAAGGGCACGTACTTTAATTTCCATTAGATTAGATTTAATTTGTTACAAATTTATACAAAAATTGCGAAAAAATTATCGAGGTTCAAACTCTGCCAAATCAAACCCGTCCAAGCTATCCTCGTTGGACTCAAAGTCCATAGGTGGTAGGTTGTTCTTTCTTTGATTAATTAATTTAGATTGCTCGCTGTTTTGCTGACTAATTCTCTTTCCCTTCGCCTCTTCCTTCATGGTATCCCTGTCTGCCAATGCAGTTTCCTTTATACCTGCTATCTGCATTTGGTATTGGAACTCCTCACTCATTAGCATCCGTTTCATCTCAGCTTCAGCTTTCATCTTCTCAATCTCAAAAGCGGTCTCGGCTTGCTTTAACTGCATCTTAGTCTGAGACTCCATCTGAAGCTTTTGCATAGCTGTCTGAGCTGCCATTTCCTGAGCCTTGAGTTGCTGCTGAGAAATCATAGCCTGCTTCTGCATTTCCATCTTTTCTTGACGCTCCTGCTTTCGGATACGCTTAACCTTCAAAAGTTGATTGGCAAGCTTGATATTCTTAAGTTCCCTAATGTCAATGGCATCCTCAAGGTTGATGTCTCCCTTAGACAAAGCCATCTGAATATTGGCCTCAAGTTGAGCTTTCTGCTCTTCGTCAGGAGAAATCTCAATGAATATACCAAAGTCATATATATACAAATCTTTAATATCATCAAGGATAGATACATTGTATTTGCCAATCTTATTGGCAAAGTCATCCTTAAAGTCTGCGTACTGTAAAATGTCTGCAACACGGTAGGTAAGGGCCTCAGCAAGCGACCTATAGACAAATAAGCCTCCTTCGAGAATGTGGCGTGTAGCCGTATTGGAGTTAAGTGCAGCAAGCTTTTGTACCCCTACCAATGAGTTAGGGTCAGGCATAGAACCATCCCTTGCCTCATTGAGGCCGGTCACTGACCGAATCATATCAAGGTAGTGGTTATAGTTTGCTATCAGCATTTGAGTCTTACTTGCTCCTGAATTAGAAGTAAGCTGCTGAATAGGAACCCTTGCGTTGTTAAACTCACCATCTTGGGTATAGCTACGACCAATAACGCTACCTGTTTGGAAGTAAAGGCGAAGTGCATCCTCAGGATTATATGCTTGCCCTGTACCAAGGTCAACTTCATTGAGGCCATCAGCGTCAATGAATACACCATCAGGGACAGTACGGGCAATAACCTGCTGTAGCTTTAAGTGAGTAAGTTGAATAAGGTCTGCAAATGGCACCATCCTGCGAACAAGCGATTCAATAACGCCTTTGTACATTCTTGGTGCAACTGCTACATAATTCGGAAGGGCGTGCTGAGAAGAAGACTTTGGTCTTACCATATTCTCTGACATCTTCCATTTAAGCAATATGTTTGTTCCCATAACCATGACACCTTCGTACCATACGTCAATGGTTTTTTCAATCTTTTCAAAGTTACCTTCTTCCATCATTTCAACAGGAGGATTGAACTTGTCATCCTTCTCAATCATTCGTGTGTTACCACCTTCAAGAACTTTTTTCTTGTATACAATTTTCTTGGTAGTCTTGTAGTTGAAATAAAGAAGAGTTGCTGTATCACGATAGAACAAACTGTTCTCGTAGAATCTTGCTACGTTATAGTAGTCATACCAACTCTGCGAATACATAGAAATTTCTTGCATCTGTTCACGAGTCAGCGTTGGGTCTATCTTAAGTAGTTCGGTTATAGGAAGTGTTTTAATTTCTCCCCAATAAAATACATCTTGAAAATAAGGGTCTTCAGTGTAGCTATAAACAATGTTGGCAGGGTCTACGTAAGATACTTGAACACCTGCTCCGGGAAGAAATTCATGCTTTGCAACACCAATACCAATTACAGTTAAATCGTAGTCAATACGCTTGCGAGTATCTTGATAATGATTCTCATCAAATATTGTATTGATAGCTTCTTCTTCTGCTATCTCAATTGCAGGCTTATAGTTAAGCTGCATGTATAATGAAAGCTCCTCATCTGTTTCAGGAAGTTCATCAGGGTCCATTGTGAATGGGTCAACTCCTGTTTGTTGCTGTATCTGCATCAAAACATCTTTGGCGGCCATCTGACCCTCAACCATATCTTGATACTTACTACGCTTTGATTGAGACATTGCATCTTGAGCATAAGCTTTCACTTTAAATAAGCGGTCACTCATACCATTAACAACGATGTCAACAAATTTTGGAAGAATAGGGACAGGAGTCCAATCTAAATTTAGATATGACAAATCTCCGTCTATTGCAAGTTCATTTTTATACTTCTCAACAGACTGCTCACCTCTTGCGTACAAACGCAAACGGTGGAAGTCACGCCACTGACTATAGTACCTACATTGGTTTCCGTCCTTACGGAACCAC